TTACCGTACAAGCAACTGGGGAAAACTCAGGAACTTGGGGACAAATTACAAATACTAACCTTTTAATTCTAGAACAAGCTATTGGTGGTTTTACATCTTTTAACGTAACTAACGCATCTAGAGCTCTAACTTTTACAAACGGTGCTTTATCCGATTGTAAAAATGAAGTTATAAAATTAACAGGTACACTGGCTTCTAATCTAAACGTAACTATTCCAGATTCAATTGAAAAAACATATATTGTTCAAGATGCATGTGATCATGCTGGAAATACTTTAACATTTAAAACTACATCTGGAACAGGTGTATTATTATGTGAAGGAAATAATTACACAATTTACTCTGATGGAACTAATTGTATTAAAGTTTCTGAACAAAGAAACTGGAGAGCAGTTTCAGCAGCAGAAACAGTCCAAGCTGGTGCTAAACTTTTAGTAAATACAAATAGTGGAGCAGTTACAGTAACACTTCCAGCCTCACCTGTTATAGGAGATGAAGTACATTTTGTAGATCAAGGATATGATTTTAATACTAACGCATTGACTGTTGGTAGAAATTCTTCTAATATAGCTAATGCGGCATCTGATCTTGTTGTTAATACACAAGGTGCTGCTTTTGGATTAGTATATTCAGGCGACGCTACAACAGGATGGACTTACACGGAGAAATAATATGTCAAATTACGAAGCAACTAAATATGATTTTGATGGAGCAAACCTTACAGGTATTGAAGGTATTCCAACAGCAACAATTGTGCCGTGGTCAGATTCATCAGTTCCATCTGGATTTTTAGAATGTAATGGAGCTGCAGTTTCAAGATCAACTTATTCTGCATTATTTGCAATCATCGGTGAAACTTATGGTGTAGGTGATGGTGCAACCACTTTTAATGTACCCGACTTACAAGATAACGTACCCGTTGGAAAATCTGGAACTAAAACTTTAGCTTCAACTGGTGGAGCAAACACAGTTACTTCAACTGGAAACGTAGGTGGTTCAACAGCTAATGCAACTTTAACAGAGGCTCAACTTGCAAATCACGTTCATGGTGCTGGTATGTATCAACCAGGTCCAAACAGTCAACCCAATGTATGGACGACTCAACCAGCTCAAGTTACTTTAGATAATACAGGTGCTAATTTTAACCAAACACAAGATGTGGGTACTTCAACAGGACACTCTCACAATATGAGTGCAAATTTTGCTGGTGATGCAACTTCAGTTGTACAACCTTATTTAACTGTAATTTATATTATTAAGACTTAGGAGAAACTATGGCAACAAACTCAACTTGGACAGTAATTTTTGATGATAAAAAAATAATTAAAAAGAGTGAGAATATTGGTTACACTATTAATGATGATAATTTTTGGAATCAGTCTAAATTTTCAAATATTTGGGCCATTCAATATGGAACATCTAATGTTTCTGATGAAGTAGAATATAGAGATGAAACTTCACATTCATCTTTTGCAGACGCAAATTTAGGAGATTTTCAAGATTTTATTGATAAATGGGATTCAGCTCATTTAGTTTCACTGCAAGATATTTGGGATCAAGATAATGTTGAAGGAGAAACAGAAGCTGAAAAGATTACTAGATTAGGTGCAAGACCTACTTCTTATTCTTCATAATTTTTATAATTTCAGCATCTTCTTTACTTTCTTTTTGTTGTGTGGAAATACAGTAATTATCGTATGCATGGTGTTTAAAAGGACCATTTTTATCTACATAGTGAAAAAAAACTTGAGCCATACCATCACCTTTATATATTCCAGGTCTCCAATGTTCTTCAATACAACCTGAATACAATATTCCATCACCTTCGTTTAATTCAAATTTTTCACCTTCAACAATAATAGGCCAGTTATCATATTTTTTTACACAAGTTGTTATAGATACCTCACATGATGGTCTGTCTGTGTGTTTATCCAAACTACCTCCAAACACATAATATCTCCAATAAGCGTAAGTAGGAAATAATTTTAATTTAGTTTTTTGTTCAACTATTTTTAATTTTGTATTTAAAAAAGAATTCATTAATGGATCATTGTACCAAGCTGGTGAAAATGATTGCGCATCAAATACATAATCTTTGTTTTGGTCTAATCTATTAAAACAATATTTTTGTAAAACATCTAATTCTTTTTTTGAAAAAAATTTTTTTATTATTGAAGCCATGCTACTATACTATATCTAGTCCCCTTTGTTATGGGTTTTATACTATGAGGATACATAAAATTACTCGGAAAAAATACAATTGATCCTTTTTGTAATTTTATTTTTTTAATTTCATTTTCTTTCTGATCAGTAAAAATTAAATCTCCACCTTCATAATCGTCATTTAAATTTATTATAATACTTAAATGTCTTGCTACTGTAGTAAAGTGATCAGTGTGAATTTCGTATTTTCCTCCTATAGAATATTTTAATAAATCAATTTGATTAATTTTATGACTAGACATTTTTGGAAATTTTATTTTATAAAAAGAATAAAGTCTTTCTATTTCTTTTTTTATATAATTCCAATAAAATACATTAGTTGAATTATTAAAATTTAAACGATAACCTTTTACGTTTCTAATATTTTTATTTAAACCACTTGCGACTGGTAAATTTTCTTTAGCTTTATATTTTATTAAAGGTATTATTTTTTCTATAAAAACAGGACTTACTATATTTTTTAATTCTACAATTGCTTCTGTGTGTTCCATTATTATCTTAATAACATCCAAGAGGTTAAAATATATTTCTCACCAGATAAAGGTGGATTTCCTCTATGTACATATGGAAATCCTGCAGGCCATATAACAATTCTTCCTGTTTTAGGTTTTGTTCTTTTTGAAAAATGCAAAAATTCTGTTTCTCCTCCTTCTTCTACATCATTTAAATAAATAGAAAAAACAAAAGCACGTGGTTCATTAGCATGACCTTTTCCATGTTCAATATGCCAAACATGATATCCCTCAGTCGGTAAAGTTTTTTGAATTTTTAAACCAGTGTAAAAAAATTGTTGTCCGTAAGCATCTTTAGCACCTGTATGTTTACAATAGTGATTCCATGCTAAATCAAAATTCAAAATCATCGGTTTTAAAAATTCCCACCACACATCTATATTGTTTGGCCCTGCATAAAATTGTTGATCTTGTTTATTTAATATAGATGCTTTTTCTCCATCTATTCTATTAAGAGTATTATTAAATTTATTTTGTTGTTCATATATTTGAATGGCTTTATTACATTCTTCTTTTGTAACGTAGTTATCATATACACCGATAAAATTGTTTATATTAACTGTTTTCTCTATCATGTTTAATTTTTTCCTTTATTTTTTTACTGTATTTAAAATGATTTTTTTGTGCAATATTAAATATTAAACTATATCTATTACTATCTTCTTGGTATAAATCAAAACCATGTAGTATTTCTGGTGGAAATATGTAGTAGTCTCCAGGTTCAGGACTTATTTTTAAATTTAACTCAGGAATTATTAAATCACATCCTTTTGTAAGATATAATATACCATGATGACATGTATGAGCATGATAGTTTAAACTATCTCCTTTTTTTATTTCATTACCCCAAGCATCTTGAATAGTGTTTTTTTCTAAAAAATGTTTAAATAAAAATTCGTGCGTGGTTTGATGTTTATTTATTAAATAAGTTATAAAATTTACAAAATCAGGTTTATCAATAAAATAATTCCAATCTGTCATACCACCTTTTACGTTTGTGTAGTTAGCCATATTAGGGTTTAAATTAGATTTAATTAACATAATAAAATTATGTATAATTTCTGGATACGGATAATTACCAAATATAATATTTACAGTTCTAGGATAAGTAATAGTTAAACTATTTTTATTTTCATTTAATTTATTATTTTTTGTAAGTAAACTTATCATTTTAATTTATTTCTATATTACCTGATATAGATATTCTTTCTCCTTCAGACCGAAAGATATTTACATAATGATTTAAACACGCAGGAAAAATAAATAATTCTCCAACTGATGGAAAGAAAGTATGTTGATTAATTAAATCCTTTCGGTTTGTTAAATTGTATATAAAATTTATAGTTCCAGGTTTTGTGTTACCGACATGATTTTCATATTCTTTTATTAAATTTTTTGGAATTTTTGTATATATTACAAATGATAAATCATGATCATGTGTATGTATTGGATTAGATTCACCTTTGACCATATAATTTACCCACGAGGATTTAAGTTCTATTTTATTTCCTAAATATTTATTATGGTGGTCATATAAAGCTTTAATATAACTTTGCAGGTATGGAGCAATAATAGGAAATAATTTTTTATTATCTATCCAATGTTCGTGTCTTATTATTCCTGCTAAATTTTCTCTAGCATCTTTAGAATTTTTATGACATAATTTTTTTATATCATGTAATTCTTTTTCAGCTAAAATTGTTTTATACAAAAAGGGTCCCCAATGAAAAAAGCTGTAGTTTATTTTTTTATCTGCTGTCATTTCAACTCTTTTTCATAAAAGATGTTTAAACTATATCTAGGAGAACTCTCTCCTAGAGCCTGTAAGTCTGTGTGGTAAATATGTGAATCAAAAAATATAGCTCTATTTTGTTTAAAACCAATGTACCTATCTAACTTGTTATTGTTATTATAAAAACCTGTTCCGTTGTACATTAATTCTTCTCCTTTTAAAAAGCATAAAAATAGATAGTCTACATGATGATCTTGGTGTACTAAAACTTTGTGTTTGTTATGTCTCAATCTAAAAGAACAATCAGTTGGATTTAAATTTTTGTTTTTAAAAAATTTATTTTTAATTTTATTAAATAACCATTTGTTTGTTTTATCTGGAGTAAATCCATGGCCAAACCCATATGTATTATCAGGC